GCCGCCATCTTAAAGTTTGTGTCGAAGACCCCACTTTTTTGCGCATTGAATTCCGGCAAAGTGACTGCCGAGGAGTTCGTTCGCTTACTGAATGAAATGAGAGTGAAGGCTAGTCTCAGACCATTTACGGGCAATGTGAAGCTCGAAGTGACATGCAAACCTGGGAAATCACCACGCATTGTGTTCGACGCCGGTTTGGAACGCTCGATTGTGGAGACGCTTGTGGCATACGTCTTTGACCACTTGCTCTTCGAACATTGCGGACCTGCCAGTATAAAGGGCAAAGCGCGGAACGACAGGCTAGATGAAATCACGACTGAGCTGAGTGAGGGAGGGGAAGACTGCATCTTCGTCGAACTCGACCAAACAGGGTTCGACGGACATAATCGCATGTATGAACGCGTCGACTCGGGCTATGCCATGAACGAGGGTACGACGGTCGGCTTTTATTATGAGCTGTGTTCACTTTACGATCATGTCGCCCGCTGCATCGGCAAATCCGCTAACGACACCTGGCGCATGCTACAGGTCAGTCTAGGAGACGCCGAGAAGCCGGAGACGCAGATCCGCTTCAATGGGAGCACCCGCGGAGACAGATGCGGGCGGTGGAAAGCGATGGTGCAAGAACAGTACATGTTCTCGGGCAGAAAGATCACCTCTAGCGGCAACTTTCTTTGCGAACTCGGCATAGACTTATGTTGCAATGTCGGGAATCCGGAGGCGATCTTTGAAAACGACCTGAAGACGTGGAACTGGCAGTTCAAGGGGTTCTGGCATGGGCAGGCAAAGAACAAGGAAATGGTGCATTACCGCACCTTCCTTGAAGGTGATGACCAGCTCGCCAGATGCTCACGGGCTATATCCGCACATGCTCCAGTCGCCGCATGGCTTTACGAGGATGCAGGTTTTGAGGTTAAACGCGTTGTGTTGGACGGCGTCAATGTGCTGCAGCGTGCAGAGTTCGTAGGGGTGCATATTGCCGTTCAAGCCGGCAAGACCACACCGGGAAGGTGGGTGCCAGACGTCGCTCGTGGCCTCATCAACAGCGGTGTTTATATTGGCACTCCAGGCGAAGATCCGCGCGTCCATGCAGCGAACAAGGCCATGTCTTTGCTTTCACGCGCGATATTTTTCGCGAAACGTTGTGCTCCGGCGGCCGCCTATTTACGCTCTTTGGCGCGTGATTGGGCGGTGCAAGCGGGCCTCGACGCATTAGCGCGAGCACGAGTTTACGGATACAAGGCGGAGTGCTGGGGTTATGACGACCTCGCCTACGATGCTTTGTCCAAGTACTATGAGCGCGAGGAACGTGAGGCATGGTGTGTGTCCGACCAGATAGTTATGTTGTCGTGCAGTTTGCAACGTGAGGTTTCGGTTTCTGATTTTGCCCGTTTTTCAGGCAATGCGCCCGGTGTGAGGGTTAACACGCCGGCCATTGAAGTGCACGCTTGGCTCCCGGAGCCTTTCAGGGTGAAGTGCGCTTCCACCCTATAAATCCGGTAATGAGGTGTTTT